GTTCAAAGAAGACCAAGATATTGAGTCTCCAAAGAGTAGAAAAAAACACCATGATAAAACAACATGGCGTTTGTTCAGAACCGAACAAAAGGAAAAATATGAGTTATAAAGAATATCTTAACAAAAGAATCAAAGAATTGGAACAAACCATGTCCAAAACTTCTGAAGAAAAAGAAAAAGTTCAAGTGGAATTGAATAAATTAAAACTTGCCGAATTTGAAGAAGATATGGCAACCGAAAGTAATCAACAGTTACTAAAAGGATAAGTGTTGTAAATAAACAACAACACGCTTGACAGGCATACCGAATTGTGTTAAGATGTCTGTATGTTAGAAATTCTTAAAGAAACCACAGTTTGGTCCGATGGCTCAAATGCTAATCATACCTACTTGCTTGACGGCACTAAAATTATCGCTTATGCAAAATCTAGCGATAATACCGTTCAAGTATTAAAAACACAAATCAAAATTGATAAAAGGTACCGCACCTTTGTAAAGACCAAGCATTTTGGTCTTGAAAAAATTATCAAAAACTCCCCCGCAAAAAGTAATACTAGAGTTTTCAAAGTCAAAAGCAAAACAAAAGAATATTTTGTAGAACTTTCTGATTACAACTATACCTGTACTTGTACTGGTTTCAGTTTCCGTGGTAAATGTAAACATATTACTGCTGTTGTAGAAACACAACAGTTAGGCAAATAATTGTTGACATTCTGGCCAATTCGTGTATAATGATACCTATGTTGTTGAGAAAAGGTTAAAAAATGTCGATTGAAGAATATTTGTTGGATACTGGAAAATCACTGGAGAATGAAATGACTGAGTTTGAAAAAAAATGCTATGGTATGTCTGAATCTGAAATTCGTAGACAATATATGAATTCATTCACCGCCAAAATGGCGGGCACAGAAATGGTAGTGATGGGTATTCTTAGTGATTGCCAAGAATTACAATCTTTTGGTCGTGATACCAAAGAACAGGTCCGCAAACAATTGAATGTTGCAAAATTTATCCTTTCAGAAATGATGGATGAAAAAAGAACCACTACTGCTTAATTGGAGATTTTATGAAGTTACACATCTACACCCAAAACCAAGAAAACTACGGCGCCCATGATTGGGACGGAGTTGGTGAATGCCCTCAGTATTGGAAATTCAAGGGTGGTTCGGACTTTTTTGTCCCGATGGGTAACCGTATTAATTCAGAAACTGCTACCGCTATAGTAATGGCGGTTCGTGGTGACATTGAGGAAACTAACGATTATTTCCGTTGCGAAATTATTGGTTGGGATATTGTCGCTGATGATTTTATGACCGAATTTGAAAAATCACAATTAGAGTATGAAGGTTCAATTCGCTATCCTGCCAAGGTGTTAGAATTATGCTAATCTATACCTATCAAAAATCTAAAAAGAAAAACAAAACAAAAAAAGAAATGGCCGAGTATCAGGCTTGGGTTGATAATATTGCTAATCAGAAAACAAATTTTTCAAGGAAAAATATGGGAAAAATATCATTCGATCCTAAATCAGTACCGAAATTGACAATACCTCCTGGTCGTGATGTTAAACAATATCCAAGTATGGTGACACCTGGCGGTTCTGCTACAAAACCTGTTAAAGGAAATGTTTATACTGGTACTGCTATGAAAGGTATTGGCACTTTACATAAAAGTAATGCTGTGCCTATTTTCTCTAATGAAGAGGCAATCGACCAAGCGAATATGCGAAGATGAATACTAAAGTATTACTGTTGCTTTTATGCAACATAAGGCTTGACATTTACCGTGGTTGTGTTATACTGTACCTATGTTGTTGAGAAAGGCACTTAAAAAATGAAGTTATTATCTACAGGTAATCCTAAGATTCTAAAAGGTTTGAAACAAGGTTTTAATACTTATATTATGCACCTTGCACCTGCCAATTTATCTGGTTATGAAACCTGTCCTAAACGCACCGCTGGTTGTACCTCTGCTTGTTTGAATACTGCTGGTCGTGGCGGAATGTTCAAAAAAGGCGAAAATACTAATATGATTCAAAAGGCACGTATTCGTAAAACCAAAATGTTTTTCGAAGACCGTATTACCTTTATGAATTTATTGGTAAAAGATATTGAATTGGGAATTAAACAATCCGCTAAAAAAGGTTTGACTCCTGTTTTCCGTATGAACGGCACATCCGACCTTTCGTTTGAAAAATACGAAGTGCTTCGCAATGGTCAAACCTACAGTAATATTTTTACCGCTTTTCCTGAAGTCCAATTTTATGACTATACCAAGATTCTTGGTCGTAAAGTGAAAAATATTTCTAATTACCATTTGACATTTTCTGTTGCTGATGGTAATGATGCCGATGTTTATCGTGCTATTGCAGAAGGTTACAATGTTGCTACTGTGTTTGGTTTGAAGAAAACCGAACCGATGCCAGAAACCTATTTGGGTCGTACCGTGTTTAATGGTGATGATTCTGATTTAAGATTTTTAGATCCAAAAAGTGTTGTTGTTGGTTTGTATGCCAAAGGTAAAGCGAAAAAAGATACCTCTGGTTTTGTGAAATATCCTACTTTTTTAATGAAGGCTGCTTAATGTGAGAGAATTTGAATTTTTTTTAGAGGCGTATCAGTATTGTCAAGTGAATAATATACCAAAAGAAAATATTATTCGTAAATCGTGGAAAATTTGGACTGTAATGGAGATTATATAATGGGAACTCGTAGTTTAACTTATGTGTATGAAGGTGAAACTCCTATCATTTGTATGTACCGCCAATATGATGGTTATCTTGAAGGTCATGGTCAAGAATTGGCCAACTTTCTAAATGAATTGGCCGTTGGTAATGGCATTTCAGATAAACCAGAATTATTTACTTTTGCAAATGGCATGGGTTGTCTTGCTGCTCAAATGATTGTGTGGTTTAAGAAAACGCCTGGCGGATTCTATATCTATCCAGTTGAGATGAATCAAGATTGTTGGCAAGAATATGAATACCATGTTTATGAAAATAAAGTGATTGTAAAGAATCCAACCGAAGTGATTTTTTCTGGTTCTTGGAATAAATTTTTGTTATTGACCACAGAAAAAGAAAAAGATAATATCGAATCTCTTGCTCTGAATGGCCGTGTTTGAAAAAGGAATTATATGACTACCAAATTAAAAGATTTTCAATCGCCTCCTTGGGAAACTTCTTTATATAAGAATATCCCAATAAGTAAATATACACCTGAGAAGGTTCAGGTGATTAGAGAAATTGTTGGCAGACCGATTAGGATTCGTTTTCGTGGACCACGAAATACAATTGCCGACAAAGGACGCACTATGAATAATAGGCAATCAAGTTGCCTAAAAGAGAGTGCTAAAACTTTTACTGTGTATGTTCGGTAAACATGATAAAAGTGCTTGACAAATTAACCGATGTGTGTTATACTGAGTGTTCTTAAATTAAATTGGAGATTGTATTATGGCTCGTGGAAAATCTAACAAACTTGCACCTTGGCAAAAACTCGTAACCATCATGGTAACAGGCAAACCTGTTACAGTTGATGAAATCGAGGCAACCCTTGGTAATGAAATTTATATGTATAAATTATCCACATATATGTGGTGTATCAAAACCGATGCAGGTGGTGTGATTAAAGTAATGAAAGAAGGTCGTAAGGCTGTTGCTTATCAGATTATGAATGTGAAAGAAGTAAAAGAATACATGAATAGAGTAGGTATCACAAAAAGTGGTTATGCTCCAGGTGGATCTATCAAGACTCCATCAGTATGTAAAATTGCTAAATTGGCAGACTTAAAAGCTGTGCCAATTGTTGCAGTTGCTTCACCAGTCGTTGAAGTGAAACCAGAACCCGTTTCTGAAAAACTTGAAGTGACTGAAATCACTAATGCTTAGAAATAAGTTTGGTTAATAGTCTTAATGGAGGAATATCCGGTGCAAGACCTTAAACTAGCACAAACAGCAGTCTACTTTTGCTGGTTTTGACTATAAAATAAAACCAGCACTAATTTTAAGGTGATTGAAAAAATGAATGATGCACAAAGAGAAGTTTTACTTATCACACAGGAAGAATGTGCTGAGGTAACGCAAGCCATTTCAAAGATTTTTCGTTTTGGTATTGATGGTTCATATAATGATAGAACTAACATAGAACGATTAACTGAAGAACTTGGTGATTTGCATTGTATGATTGAATTGATGGTTGAATCTGGTTTGATTAACCGAAAAGAATTATTAAATGCATCTGGACTTAAAAGACATAAGTTAATTAAGTGGTCAAATATTTTTGATACAGAAGAGGTGGTTTGAAATGGCTTCATCGGTTAAGATGTTGGGTGTCGGTATGGCAGTAATGTTATTGGTATTAAAACCAGAAATTGGTTTGGCTATCGTTAATGGTGTTTCTGTCGGTGTTCAAGGCATTGCCGAATCTTTTCAAAAAGAATCTGATAAAGAACCTGAAGAAAATATTTTAGAAAAGAATGATGCAACCGCATTAATTCTCGACCAATTATTGCAAGAGTTTAGGTCTTCAAAGGATAAATCTCCTCAGATAATTATTGAAGAGCGTGAAGTTTCTTTATCTTCTAAACAACAAGCATATAATCGTGCATTAGAAGAACAAGATGTTTTGGAAAAGAAAGCAATATATCATGGTGATGATCCGATTGTCCGTAGACGATTAAATTTGCCACCAAAGTTGCCATCATTTGAACAATGGAATCCTACCGCAGATATTTTTGATAAAGAATTTAATGCAAAGTTTGGAGTAAGATAATGGAACCTTCTTTATTATTATCGGCACTTGGCTTAGTTTTTACTTTAAATGCCACTAGTGCGCCTGCTTTCAAGGAACAAAAACTTGAAGGTTCTAAAATCTGTGAAAATGGATTAATAATTAAAACACTTTATCGTGACCAGAATAAAAGATTATATCTGAAATCAAGGGAAACAGTTTTATCAATGACTGAAAAACCAACGAAAAATACTGTACGCCGTTTTGAAACAGATAATAGTGAAGTGGTCTTTTTACAATTGCCAGAGAAGGCAATGATACTAGATAACAAAAATATGAAACCTATTTTAATCGAATGTAAGGATGTGTGATGTATAATTACCTCAAATATAGTGGCGCATGTGTTATAATAAATCTTAATCCGTTGCATTGGAGTTTGCTTCCTAAAATTAGGAATGAAAGCAACATTGAATGGGGTTCACCTGAAGAAACATATAGTTTTGTTTTTTTGTTTTTAACGATTAGATTTTGGATTGATAACGGAGAATGGTAATGAAATATTGGACTGAATTAAATAGAATTGAAGATTCGATTATCCGCCTTGAAACAATGCGGTCTTTGTTTAGTGTATTGGCATCTGGTGCAGAAGAAAGCAGTCCAGATGATATTCGTAATGCCTTGTGGTATATTGAAGGTTCATTAAATGACATTCATAATGAATTGCGAAGTGATTTTGATACGCTTTGGGGAAATGTTCGTGAAGAACATTTTGACAATTTTGACGAATCGGCCGAAAAAGTTAAAAACAAACACAAAGGCGGCATGAAGAAGAAAAAACAAATGACCGACCGTGAATTGCCGTGAATATATTTTATCTTGACCATGATGTTAGAAAATGTGCCGAAATGCACAATGACAAGCATGTGGTCAAAATGATTCTTGAATATGCTCAATTACTTTCTACTGCTCATCGTGTTCTTGATGGTGTAGAACTCATTGGTCTTTCTGATTCAGGAAGAAAAAAGAAATTCTGGACACTAGGTGATAGCCGTGATTATACATTGTATAAGGCTACTCATATCAATCATCCTTCAGCAGTTTGGGTAAGGAAGTCAGCTCAAAACTATATGTGGCTTGCTGAAATGCTTGAGGTGCTTTGCGGTGAATACACATATCGTTATGGTAAAGTGCATAAAGTTGAAAGAGATGGTTTGATGCAATTATTAAAGAATGAATTTCCTAAAAATCTTCCTATTGCGCCATTTACAGAACCAACACCTGCAATGCCTGATGATGTAAAAATTATCGGTGATTCTATTAAGTCCTATCGTAACTACTATATAAACAACAAGGCGCATTTGGCGAATTGGAAGAAACGAACAACACCGGAGTGGTACATTGCCAACGTATAATTTTATTGATACTGAGACAGATGAAGAATTTGAAGTGGTTATGAAAATAGCAGAGCGTGAAGAATTTCTCAAAGAGAATCCTCAAGTTCAGCCAATCATATCTGCACCTGCTTTGATTAGTGGTTCTGGTTCTTATCAAAAAGTACCAGAAGGTTTCAAAGAAGTTCTAGCAAAGGTTGGTGAGCATCATCCTGATAGTAAAGTTGGCCGTGAATATGGTAATAAAACAATCGCACAAGTGAAGGCTCGTGATATTGTTGATAAGTACCGCAAAAAAATTAGAACTGCATGACATTTAACTTTATAAAATTACCTGAATTAGATTTTGACCTAAAAGCAGAGACAACAGAAGAAGGTAGACGATATGTAACACCAGAAGGACAAAAGTATCCTTCCGTTACTACCGTATTATCTTCTTATAATAAAAAGGCCATATATGAATGGCGTCAGCGTGTTGGTAACGAAGAAGCAAATAAAATTGCAGGTCGTGCTTCTCGCCGTGGTACGCAATTGCATACCCTGTGTGAGAAGTATATTCTTGGTGAATTAACCGAGATGAAAAAACAATCATTGATGCCTTTGGACAAAATGATGTTTGGTCAATTAAGACCAATATTAGATGACCATGTTGGTAATGTATATTGCCTTGAACAGGCATTGTATAGTGATAGTTTAAGATTGGCAGGTCGTGTTGACTTGATTGCAGAGTGGGATGGTGAGTTATCAGTAATTGATTTCAAATCTTCTACAAGAGAAAAAAAAGAAAGTAACATTCGTAATTACTTTATGCAATGTTCAGCTTATGCTGAGATGTTTGGAGAGATTACGAACCGACCAATCAATAAGATTGTGGTAGCAATTGCAACCGAAGAAGAAGTACCTCAGGTATTTGTGAAAGACAAGGAAGAATATTTGCCAGAATTAAATCAATTCATTGATAAATACTGGAGTGATATTGCTGTATGAAGTAAAGAGAAAAGTGTTCTGGACGGGGATGCAAATTCCCCCTCCTCCACCAATTATTCATTTTGAATAAAAGTAAATAATTGATGGGGGAGAATAGTTTCGACAGGGCAACAAGTAACAGAATGGACAGCACATCAGCAACGATGTAAAAAGAAGAAAAAAAAGTAAACGCAAACGACTCACAGTTTCGCATTGCAGCCTAACCGCTGCTAGGGTTTCGGTTGGTTCACCTCGTAACAGAAGAACCAACCACTATTAACAATAAGGAGTTTATATTTTGAAAAAAGTTTTATTTGCAACATTGGCCACTTTGGCTTTATCTGCATCAGCAATTGAAGTTGGTGTAAATGGTACACGGGATTATTCTGGTATTGACCGTACAGGTTATGGTGTTACTTTGGGCACAAAATTTGGTGCCTTTGGAGTTGAAGCCGGTTACAATCGTTTCATCCAAGGCGGAAATGACCAAGACCGCTATAGCTTAGTTGGTTCACAGGATATTACAAAAGTTGGACCTGTTACAGTTGCTCTTAAAGGTGGTGTAGCATATTTGATGAATCAAACTGGTGCTGATGGTTATGCCGTTACTGCTGGTCTTGGTGGTTCTGTTCCTGTTGCTAAGAATTTGGCTGCAACGCTTGATTGGCGCCGTCAACAAGGTCAGAAAAATGTAAATGCATTTGATGGCAATCAAATTTCTGCTGGATTAAAATACTCGTTTTAATGTTCTGAGTTTAGTGAGTTCTCAATAAAAACTCCTATCTTTATATTGGAGAGCATGTGAAAGTTTACAAAAGTAATTACCGCCATCATTGGATTTCTCCGTATATAATACTGGAGAAAGTTTTCTTTTGGCGTGAGATTGATTATGATGAGCCATTGATTGAGAAATGGGCTGACCGTTTGTTGCCTTTCAGTAAGGCATATCAATCTGTTATGGATTTCATTTATCCAAAAATTGATTATGTAAAGATTGACCGTTATGATACATGGTCAATGGATCATACATTGGCTGATATCATTCTGCCTATGTTGAAACAGTTGAATGCTGAGAAACATGGTGCACCTCATGTTGATGATGAAGACGTACCAATGGAATTACAATCTTGGGTTTCTCCATCTAAAGATGAATATGATACTGATGGTCACCATTTCGCTCGTTGGGACTATGTATTGAATGAAATGATTTTTGCTTTTGAATGTAAGGCTGATGATACATGGCAAGAGAAATTCAGTTCAGGTGAACATGATATGAAAAGTGTACCATGTGCATGGGATACAGAAGGCAAACCAACATTGTACAACTTTGAAAAGGGTCCCAATGATACATACAAATGTGATTATGAAGGCATGAGAGAAGTACAAAAACGAATCACAAATGGATTCCGTTTGTTTGGTCGCTATTATGAAAACCTTTGGGATTAATTTATTATAAATAGATATACTACCACAACACACACAAGGTAGTATAACACACACAGGAGAAAACTATGTCAAATATGACACCCTTTGAAATCCGTCTCGAACTTTTAAAAATGGCAAGAGACATGCTATATGATGAATACAATGGTCAACGTGACCGCATTTCCAATAACTGGAACATGCAATGTGAATCGGCAAGGAGTAAAGGTGAAGACCCACCTGAACATCCAGGATTGCCATCAATCCCCTCAGAAGCAGATATTATATCCAAAGCTCAAACCTTAAATGGTTTCGTGTCTAATATTTCTGCACCAGAAACACCAAAAGTTACTATTAAGAAAACTTCTTAATTGAGGGTAGTGGGACTTTGCGTCCCACTTTAAAACACACACAAGGAGTAATATGCAAAGTAGACCTATACTTTTAAGTTTATTTTTTTCAACGATTATTTTAATATTATCATGTGCAAATGTAGACACATATAATATTTTACCGATTAAATCAACATTCAATAATTTGACTGCTGATGCTAAAATACAAGTAACTTGTTTAGCTGAAAACATTTATTTTGAAGCAGCACACGAACCACTAGACGGCAAAAAAGCAGTTGCCTTTGTCACTTTGAATAGAGTTCAATCCGGTTATGCTGACAATATCTGCGATGTGGTACAACAAAAAACAAAAGGTACCTGCCAATTTTCATGGTATTGTGATAGCACATTTACCTCTAGGCGCTTGACAATCAAAGAGACTTCATTGTATAATGATATCTTACAGTTGTCAACAAATGTATTTTTAAATTTTGAAAGAATGGATGATGTGACTAATGGGGCAACCTATTATCATGCTGATTATGTAAACCCCAAATGGACAAGACTACAAAAGGAGAAACAAATTGGCAGACATATTTTCTACAAGAGCAAAATCGACCAAATTGACCGAACAAAAGGAATCATTTGATATGAATAAAGACCTAATCACTATCTGTATATCGGTAGTAATCGTATTAACTACCGCAATAATTGGTGCAATCGTGTATAATACTAATGATAGAAACAACATGGCGAGAAACATCGAGGCTGCAATTGCCAAAGGTGTTGACCCATTATCCGTGAAGTGTGCATATGAAACAAATTCTAATCCAATCTGTATAACATACGCCGCTACAGTTAAGAAATAATTTTAGGAGTATATTATGGCTATTCAGCAAGTGAGTGTTAATCAAATTTCAAACCCAGCAGACCGTGAAAAGTTGCTGAAGGTTATCCGTGAGGTGTCTGATTCAATGGCACGGGCACAAGGTGAACAAGAATATATCCGTGAAGCAATTACGGATATTAGTAAAGAATTGCAGTTACCTAAAAAGATAGTTGCAAAAATGGCGAAGGTCTATTTCAAACAGAACTATGATGAAGAAGTTGCTGTGCAAGACCAATTTGAAACTCTTTATGAAACGATTGTAAAATGAAATATATTTTTAAACAAATAGATGATATCTCTGGACATAATGCAGAGACTACTATTGAATTTAGTGCAGATTCTCTTCCCGATATCTTAGAACATTTTGAAATGTTTCTCCGTGGTTCAGGTTTTCATCCAACAGGTATTTTAGACTTTGTAGATGAAGAAGATGAATATACCACACCTAAATTTGAACCTGCGGTAGATGAGGATGAGAAATTAGATGAATGGACTCAAACTCTAATAGATGATTGTGAATGGCCATTTCCTAAAGACCGACCATCTGAAGGTCCTAAAGAAGAACCATGGTATGGTGTTTCACCATCTGTTGCAATGCAATGGACAGTAAAAGAATTACAAAAAGGACCTATGACTGTTGAATCAGTTACAAATATTTGTCCTGTATGCAAAATTGATAACGAAACAATGAAGAACAATAAATGTTGGGACAGTAATTGTCCAAAAGGAAAAGATGCCAACTAAAGATGAAATGGCAAAATTTGCCAAGTCCATAGAAGAATATGTTGCAAATACAAAATATAATTACATTGAAGCGATTGTAGAGTATTGTAAAACAACTGGACTTGAGATTGAAGTGGCGGCTACATTAATTAATTCTAATCTAAAATCAAAGATTGAAAATGTGGCATTAGATAACAACATGTTGAAAGAAAAGGGTGCTCGGTTACCAATATGATATCAGGATATGAAGCATTTGGACTCTATCAGGCTCTAAAACTTCACTTCACAACAGACTCATATGATTACTTCAAATATGGTGGTAAAACTAACATTAGTGTTACCGCATTTGAGAATCGTAAAGACAAATATCACTTCTATAAATTATCTCGTAAGTATACCAACAAAGAAGATTTAATTAATTTTATTGTTGCCAATTTTATAGAAGATGAAAGGTCATGGGTAGGACCTTTGTTGCAAGAAGAGGCTGATATGAATTTTCGTAAAAGACAAAAGGTAATTCAATCACTATCATACACTTTTGAAAATGACTGTATACTTATTTTCGAGAACTGTATACTTAATCCTAATGAAGTATTAAAGACTGATGGTGATTACCCGGTACTACTAACCAAGACTCTGAGAAAAGAAATACAAGTTGAATCATTGTGCCTACTTAATCAAGTTCTTGGATTCTTTCCTATGTGGACAAGTAAAATCAATGACACTATTCGATGGCCAGAAGTTAGGCGAAAGTGTATTAAGTATACCTCTTTTCTACCACAGGATAGTGTAAAATACAAGTTGATTTTGAAAAAGGTGTTGAATGAAAATCTCTAAGATTTATTTGGATATGGACGGTGTTCTTTGTAATTTTGAACGCCGTTATTTTGAAAGGTACAATGAGTTACCCGGTTCAATGCGTGACCGAAAGGACTTTAATGTACATTGGGACGATTTCATTCTAAATTATCAGTTTGAAACTTTAGACTGGTGGCCTGGTGGGCAAGACCTGCTGACCTATGTTAATTTTCTACATAATGAACATGGGATTGAGGTCGAAATGCTAACTTCTTCTGGTGGACAAAAACATCATACAGACGTAGCAAAGCAGAAGCAAGTATGGTTGGATTCTAAAGGTATTCTTTTTAAGGCGAATGTCGTTGCAAGTCGGAGAACAAAAGCCGAATATGCAAAACCAGACACAATCCTTATTGATGATACACCTGATGTAATTCAATCATTCAATGCGGCAGGTGGTATAGGTATTCTGCATAAAGAGGTCGGTAACACTTTGTTGAAACTGAAATCTCTGGTTACAGAAGACATATATAATCTGATATAATGCATAATGTGGATAAGAAAATATATTAACATACAATTTATACAAGGAAAATACATATGAGTTCATTTGCTAATCTTAAGCGCAATCGTAGTGATATCAAAACACTTACAAAAGCGATTGAAGCAACCTCTCAACCTGCTGAGGCAGGATCCAAAGATGACACACGTTTCTGGCAACCAGAAGTAGATAAGGCAGGTAATGGCATGGCCGTTATTCGTTTTCTTCCTGCTCCTGCGGTTGATGGTGACGATGCTCTTCCATGGGTTCGCACATTCAGTCACGGCTTTCAAGGACCTGGTGGTTGGTTCATTGATAACTGTCTCACAACTCTTAATGAGAAGTGTCCAGTTTGTGAACACAATAATACACTATGGAATTCTGGCATCGAAGCCAATAAAGAAATTGCTCGTAAACAAAAACGCAAGTTGACTTACGTTGCAAACATTCTGGTCGTATCAGACCCAAGTAATTCATCTAACGAAGGTGAAATTCGTTTATACAAATTCGGTAAGAAAATCTTTGATAAGATTACTGAAGCAATGAACCCTGAGTTTGCTGATGAGACACCTGTTAACCCATTTGACTTATGGGAAGGTGCAAACTTCAAGTTGAAGATTCGTAATGTTGAAGGCTATCGCAATTATGATAAATCAGAATTTGCTGCTAAGTCTGCATTACTTGATGGTGATGATACTAAACTTGAAGAACTGTGGAAGAAAGAATATTCTCTGAAAGATTTTACAGAGAAGAAACAATTCAAACCTTATGACCAACTCAAGACCCGCCTTGAAAAGGTTCTAGGTTTTGAAGGTACTGCACCTGTAACTAAGGCAGATACTGCCGTAGTAAGCAAGTTTAATGATGATGATATTTCTGTGATTGATAAACCAGTTACAGAAGATGAAGATTTGGATTACTTCAAGTCACTTGCACAATAAACTAAACGCTCCTTTCTCATAATTAGGTTTTTAGTTTAGACCCCGCCTAGTGCGGGGTTTTTTATGCTGGTTGTGTTTCTACTCTATGTTTATTTACCACATGAGTATTATTGTTTGTGGTACCAGCATTAATAACAGTTGGTGTTTGTCTCTTTTCTTGTTCTCTTTGATTGGTTGCAACTTCTGTTGAAGCTGCAGCAAGTTGTTTTCCACTTTGTTTTCCAGTAGAAGGATCTATAGCCAATCCACTAGAATTTGGAATAATACCACCATCAGGAGAACCAGGCTTACTTCCGATTGCAACAATATGCCAATCTTCTTGTTTAGATTTATCTATCGGTTTTCCATTAATTGTAAAGTCTGGTGGATAAACAGGCCTAGTTAATCCAAATTTTTCTAACCATCCAGTTGATTTGTCTGCGGGCCCAGCGAGAACATTAATTCCTCCTACTCCTTTAGAATTAACATCTATTGCTACACCAGATGAGTGTGGTGAACCAGCACCAGACAATCCGTCAATACCTTTTAATGGTGCTTTTGGTTTACTAACAATTTTATCCTTTTTACCTCCTTGCACCCATCTATCATATAATTCTTTTTGTTCTTCGTTACTTCTATAACCAGAAGTGACAAATATTTTTTTTCCTGTTTGTTCTTTGAAAGCTGCTGTCATTGCTGTCATTCTATCAACAAGAGTTTGATTTAAACCATCAATGCTAGTATCTGATTGTATATCAACAAGTTGTGACAGAGATTTTGTGCTTCCTGTAGATGGAGTAATAATTTTTGATGGTTCTGGTGTTGCAGCTGAAGTTGATGCGGCCGCAGGTGCTGCTGATGGCGCTGACGCAGGTGCTTCTGTTTTAGTTGGTGGTGATATAAAATTTAATACTTTAGAAGCAACATTTTTAACGGCATCTTTTACTTTTTGTGCAGATGCTCTTGCCTCTTGAATACGTTTTTGTCTTTCTTCTTCTTGTAAAGTTTTTAATTTTTCAGATTTTGTTTCTACTATAGTGTTTAATGAATCTCTTTTTTCTTTTAAAAAATTAATGTCCTCATTGAGAGTTTCAATATATGATTTTCTAGCCTCTTCTGTTTTAGGTTCAAATTGTTTTTCTTCTTTAAGTCCGAAAAATCTTTTAAGTTGTTCAAATTTTTTACTAAAAAACTTTCCTATACCGTCAATAAAATTACCTACAGTTTCGGCAATAGGAACTAAAAAATTAATTACATCATCAAACAATTTACCAATGTTTTCTTTTCCAAAAATACCCATTGTTACAAAATCTACAAACTCAACAAATCCAGCTTTCACACTGGCAAGAATATCACCAGTCTTTGTAAATTCTTTATAAGCTTGATAAATTCCACTTGCAATAGTTGTAATTAAAAATGTGATTCCAATAATTTTTAAAGACTTTAATA